TGCCACCAATTTTTTAAAGTCTCATACGGATTGGTTTGATATTGTAGTACATCATATGCCCACAAAATATCAAAACCTTTTTTTGGTCTTGTGATAGAATTAACATTTTCTCTTTGAAAAACAATGTTTTTATGCTTGATGTTTAGATTATTAAAGTCATTTATAATTGTACACTTAATATTAAGAGGCAATTGTTGTTCATCTCTAGTGGTTGCATTCGCCCACCATTGTATGTCTAGTGCTTCTGGATCACTTCCAATACCAGCAACAGTTCCAACACTTTCCATAAAGTCGTCGTATTCATAAAGATATTTGATAATATTTTCGTAGCAGTGATCAAATTTTTCTTTGGAACTTGAAAAACTACTGTTCATTGTTATACCTGTACATCTTCCATTCCAGCAGTTCTAAGACGTACAATATGCCCTAACTGCCATTGTTTAGTATCTAAACCCTTCATTATGCCAAGATACTTATTACGCAGTAGAGCAACCTCGTTAATTAATGTTTCAAAGTCAATGACTTCGTCTTCTCCATCAACATACTTTTCTGCATCTCTGCTGGTTAATGCTCGAGCATATCCTTCTAAATATTTTTGGAAATGTTTACGTCTTATTTGTCTTAGTTTGATGTTTAGATAGTTTAGTACTGCTTCGATTTCTTGCAGTTGATTGAATCGATGTTCAGTGAGTCCAGGTAATGCTTTTATGTTTTTTTCAACAAGTCCACCAACTCTGCATTCACTCTTGGCTATTTCCAACTCATGTTCATAATGAGTAATAAATCCAGGAATCTCTGCAAGATTGTTGGTTACTTTACTATACCACATATACTAATACTCGTCATAGTTAAATTCACCATCATCGTCATACTGATTTAACAGTTCATCTTCTTCCTCTTCTTCAAAATCATCTTCTTCTGCTTCTCCAAGATAATTTGCAATAGCAAGTTTTATCGCACCATCAAATTTAAATGCTTCTCTTAATTCTTCAGCACTATGTTGTCCTATTAAGGCTTCAACAACATGATCAGCTGCTTCCCTTATATCACCTGTATCGTGCATAAATTGGCGTGTTTCTTTCCACACCAGTGCGGCTAAGTCTAATGACACTATACGTTCTCCTCGTTAAATGTTTCTTCTTCAGCAGTAGCGGCAACTTCTATTACCTCTTCAGCTTCAGGTGTACTTAGCTTTTGTTCTAATTTATTAAAGTCTTGCATAACCTTGTCTAAACAACCGTCTTCGTTGCGTTCCCAAGCCTTTCTAAACTGTAGTATTTCCTCACCACTCGAAGTTTTAAATGCTAGTCTATTGCCTTGTTTGGTTAGCAAACCTGTGGCTTCTGCCAAGTCAACAAGTCCACTATATGGATTCATACCAGTTTCGTATGGAATCTTTACCTGCACTGATTCAAACGGTTTTGCATATCTTGTTTTCATAACCTTACAAGCGGCACGTATACCTTTTACCTGTGATATTTTATTGCCATCTTCGTCTTCTTTTAGTTTTAGTTTACGCATTGCAACAACAATACTTGAAGCATAGATAAAACCTTGTCCGCCAGATATCTTATCATCTGGATCAAACATATCCTGTGATGCATAGGTATGATTGGTACATACCATTCCAACATTGTAACTACCAAACATGTTTACAGTATTACGTACAAGTGCAGTTAGTGCTTTTGGTTTTCTACCCAAGTCACCTTTTAGATCTCCACTATCAAACTGATTGATGTCTGTTGGTGTTAGCAACATACCTAAACTGTCAATAACAAACAATACCTTAGGACGTTCTCCATCAGGTAATGCTTTGTAGTCTTTCATAAATGTACTAACTGTTTTTGCTACATCATCGATCATGCTCATGCTAAGTTTTAATAACTTGCTTTCATCTGTATCTACGCCAAGTGCATGTAACCACGATTCATCAAGTGCATTCTCACTATCGATCAACACAACAAAAATACCTTGAGCTTGTGCGGCTTTAACAATATTTCCACTTGCAAAATAACTTTTACCTGCGCCAGACTCTCCAGCAAAGACTGTGACTTTTCCTAGTGGAACTCCTTTGTTAAAGTCACCTGAGATCAGATAGTTTAATGCATAGTTTCCTGTACTAATCCAGTCTGTTGGATCATTGAAGCCAATTGACAATCCGTCAATGCTTTTGGTAATGTCTTTTCGGAATTTGCTTACGTCAAATGGTTTTCCCACGGTTTTCTCCTTATGTTTGTATACTGTAAAGATCTTTAAAAACTTTACTGCTATCTATGTTTCTTCGTTGATCCATAATTTTAAGTTGACTAAAACTATTACTTAAATTTTTCTCAAACGGCTGGTTTAAGTAATTTAAAATATTAATATAACTCTCTTCTAATAGGTACCCAGGTTTCTCATCAATTTTGTTTTTAAACTTAAATTTAACTAATTGTAACACACTTTCAGGTAAATGTCTAGCATTTAGATAAAAAGGAGACAACAATGGTCCAGCAATAAAACAATTGTTATGAAATCCTTTATTTTGAAAAAACTCCACTGTATCAAAGAAACTATTATAGTTTAGCAAAAAGTAAAGCATGTTGAAACTTATTTTGTGATTATGTGTTTGTATAACTTTTAGATTATCTAAAAAGTCTAACCACTTTCCTCCATATCTAATGTACTCAAATTCGTCACCAATTGTTTCTACACTAATAGTCCAATGAACATTTTTAAACTGGCATATTTTGTTAAAAACTTGTGTGTCAGTTTTGCTTAGATTCGTGTTAATACGTAGATTTACATTAGGGTTTACTCTTGCAAGTAAGTCTAAAAATTCTTCGTTTTGTTTCATTTGTAAGGGTTCGCCGCCAGCCATATACACATGTCTAAGTTGATAAGCATTTTCAAAAATATAGTTTTTAAATTCTTGTAGTTGTTCTTTATTTGGCGTAGGACTAAATTGTTTCATTTCACTTGCCCACTTACTGCTAAATTCGCTACTACAATACACACAAGCAAAATTACAGAGATTTGTCCAACGCACATCAACCGCTCGTAAAGTGTGATTTGCTTTTTTATAGTCTTCAAACGGTTCATTCTTTAGTTCTCTAATATAAAAAATTCTATCACTTATTATATCAAAACCACGTTTGCCTTTTTCTAATTCATAACACGGTCCACAATCAGGTCCTGGTTTATCATTAAGCATACAATCTTGGGTATTTTGATTATCTTCACCTCTAACAATATCTTCGATCTTGTTGTCTTTGAGATCACCTATTTGCCCAGAACTACGTATACAATTTTTAACTTTTCCATCAAAGTTGTACATCAGTCCTTTAAATGGCATAGGACAAAATACCCCATTAGTCAATGCACGTTTAGGATCCATTATATTTCTACTGCCTCTTTTTTAAAACTTAAACTAAGTTCTTCAGGGAACAGGTTATTTTCTCTGCATTGAATGTAAAAATCACAAACTGTTTTAACCCATATATCAACATCAGAAGCATTTTCGCCTGCTATGTTATAGGACTGAGTTGCAACTGCTCCTGGTCTAATCAAACATATTCTACAAAGAGAACCTTGTTGTCGAACAGTTTTTGCGGCATCTTCTAGTGCTCTCTTTTGTGTTCTGTATTCCGAGAGTTGTCTTTTACTTAATCCAGTAACATCAGGCATACGGTATTCAGATGCCATAATAGTGCTTATTATCCAAACTATCTTGTTGGAATCATTATGCCATTTCTCAAACACATGGTAAAAGAGCTCTGTTTGTGCAAAACCAGCTTGTGCATTATTAATCCACATATCACATGGTAGGATATGTTCAGCAATCTTAGGTATATTTCTAATATTATGACCATTTCTTGAACTCAAACCAACTATTTCATGTCCTCTATTTGACAAATAAGAAGCAAAACTTTTACCAATTCCGCTAGAATGCCCCGTTATAGCAATTTTCATAGGTAATCCTCTATTTTGATATTTCTTAGACGGTCTTGTGTCTGTATAAAATAATCAAGATCAATTTGATTATTTTTACCTAATGCAATCATTGAAGTTACTGCATTATTTGTCAGTATATTCTTAGCATTAATTGTAAATTTGTTTTTGTATATTGGATTTAAAGCATCTGGCGTATTTAAAAATGCCCAACTATGATTAAGTCCAGATATTTTAGCATAGTTCTCAATTTTATCAAAATCTGCAACATTTAAACTGTGTATAACAGTCCATGCTTCAAGCCGTAGGTTACTATATTTTTGTTGTAGGTTTGTATACTGTTCCACTGTTTTTGTATAGTTATTCCAAGTGATTGGCCATCTAACATAATCATGTGTTTTTTCAACTCCGTCAAGACTTAGTGTTATAATTAATTTTATTTTACTATCAAGAATAGAATGTATATTTGGTAGGAGACGACTTCCGTTTGTATTGACTCTAATAATTTTGATATTATCAGGAAGATTATTAAGCAAATGTTTGTATGCAGGACTAGCAGTAGGTTCTCCGCCGTTTAAGTCAAGTTCTATTATTCGTTCAATAGGCAATTTACTAAACAATTTTTCATTATTGATTTTAACGTAGTTGTTACTTTCTAAACTACCAATTTTTGTACTTAATCCTGCATGGCAACTTTGACATGCACTGTTACAAACATTATCTAATACACCTCCTAAAATTAAATAATCGCTTTTTATTTTTGAAAGTATATTGTGCCTATCAATACTGCTTAATCTAATACTGTGAGAGTTCTTGGTTTGCTCAGTAACTTTACATCTTCGGCATTCCAATGGCCATTCATCACGGTCCATTTTCCTTTTTATATCAGCAAGCCATGTGCTATTTTGCATAGACTCCCAAGTTTCAAACTCTGGTGTAACTGTCATATGCCCACATTTACCAATTGTGCCTGTAGCATTAAATCGTACAAAATGATCTAATCTAGGACAATACACTGGTGCTAACCTCAATAAACTTTTTTAATAAAATATCATAAGAACCATTAGAACTTTGTTGTAATTTTTTTTGAATATTCTTGAATGTATAACTACTACCACACATCTCTTCTAATAGTTGATCAATATATAGCCACAGTTCTAAATCATTGTTCATTTTTTGTGTACATTGCTTTTCAAATTCAGTTGTTGGTGCGTCTATACCAGCTCTACTATTCCTTTTGGTAATTTTTGAAAAATCAGAAAACTTTCTTAGACGTATTTTACAGTCTGGTGATATAAACCTACTCAGGTTGACTAGCCATAAAAACTGTGGAAGATAGTGCCGGTTTAAAAAACTATAACGAGTAGCAAACCAAAGGCAGGTATCATAATCTAAATTACTATCATCACGTTGAAGATGTTGCAAGTAAGTGTTTACTCCGCTAATGTATCTTTCAAGTGGACTTCGTATATATACATCAATTAGCGAAAGTTGGCACAGGTCCTTATTTTTATATACTTTATAGTTGAAACTACAAATATCTTTACGTAAACTGCTGCTTCCATTTTTGTGTACTAGATATACATATTGGTTATGTATAGGCAATTCTACAACTTCACAGTCATCTGGGTAGAGTTCACTGTCTAAGAAAGTAAGCATATCGAGCTCCAGGAAGAATGAGGGCAAGGAGAAAGGAAAAAACCTTGCCCTCCTTTGCCGTTAAGATGAAGACTGTCTGCTACGAATCATAGCAAGTATATCTTCGGCTTTCTGTCCACTACCAGCAGGGGAGGCTGGTGTTTGGACTGGTGCAGTTGGAGTTGCACCCATCTCTTCAGGTGTAGCGACCGGAGCAGGAGCCACTGTTTCTGCTACCGGGGTTGGTGCTGGTGCACTAACCTCTACAGGTTGTACTGTTGCTGATGCAGCCGCCGCCATTACTGGAGCTGTTGCTGTTCCCTCAGGCTTTTGCATACCTGCTGGACGAAAGTATGATCCCCAACGATCAACATCATATGCTTGACCATCTACTGATGCTTCAAACATTTCTTTCATCACTTTTAGTTCTTCTTCACCTGGACGTTTAGGTAGGAAGTCACCTAAATTATATAAACCTTGTTCGTCAATGTCCTTGGCTTCTGCTTCTGTAAGTGCAGTTTCTTTTCTTGACCATTTACTTGTGCTATAGTCAGCATAACCACCTTTGCTAGTTTTACTGATTCTAAAGTCCAAGCCTCTAGCATAATCTGTTGGCAGTTCCTCTAGTTCAGGATCCATCAATGCACTCTTAATAATCTGGAATATCTGTGGCCCAATTATGAAACGTCTAATAGACTTATCTGACTTGTCATCTGCTATAGGATTTTCTCTTACA